CGGCCAGTCAGTATGGGGATTAAACCACACTGACGCAGGCGCATAATCCCAGAAGGGTGTTACACGCCGTCTCGTACGGTAATGTACCCCGTTTTGCCTAACGGAGATCTTCCCGTTCCGAAGTTCGCCCTTAAGGAGGCTCAACAACAGCATAGGCCCATTGTAAAACCACCTGCGTCCACTCCTAGGTGAATGGATTTCTCCATCACCTATTGTGTAGGCTACAGCCTTCGACTCAAAGGCCCTGTAGAGGACCTTGTACGGACCGAGAGGTCCGTGATGAGACGTCTGCTGACCCCTATACATGGACGACGGAACTCTCAAACCAGCGTCAAAACCGTCGTAGAAAGGAACAAATGGGAGATTTTCACCTTCCACAAGCTCCGCTACGCATGGCAATGATATGCCGGTACGAAAGCTCCAGTCGTTTAGGAGATTCGCGGCGACCGCTACGTCTTGTCGCGATGTCAACCGTTTCAGGTAGACACCGCGCACGTCATGACCTTGGAAGTAGTCATGACCACAAGATTCGCGGAAGTGTCCTGTATTAAAGGACTTCGATACATTGACCTGCAATCCAAAAGCGTGCAGGGCTTCAACCACCAAATCGTACGCTTCGCGTACAACGATGATATCATCCCCAAACACTCCCCAATTGCCAGGAACAATTGCATGGGTCGCTACGCTCTGATGGTTATCCGCTACGCGGATCCCGAGAGCGGCATAGCATGCTCGAACGATACTGCAGAGGAGTATAGTCATAATAGGGAACGTAAATCCGTTCCCCATCGTTGACATCATCCCCAACTCCACTTTGAGACCATAGTCAGGCAGAGTCGTGTTATTCACCCTTAACTCCATCAGCGTGTCGAAGACATACTGTGGAAGGAGGATGCGGCACAACTCGACACTGATAAGGTCCGAGGCGCTGGAAAGGTCAAGTGTAGCAAAGTTGCCATCACGAGAACCGATCCGAGCGAGGAGCCGATTGTAGTCTTGCTGAGTCTCGATATTGATGCCCCACAGTGACGCTAGCCGATCCCTAAGGATCTTCTCTAGGCCGAGCTGGCAGAACATGTTAATCGAAGGCTCAACACAGATACCACGATCAGTATCAACGTTTTTCGGTACGAATGACATCTTGCTCGAGTCGACTACTTTTACGCTAGAGGTCAGCTGAGAGCTCCGAAGGGTTTCCCCTTCCTCCCATACTGGGAATAGCGCCAAGTATGACCTGTACAGAAAGTACAAGTCAAGCGACGTTGTAGTGAGCTGTGGAGACGATCCGAGCTTCGCAAAGAAGCTCTGTCCGTCACTTACCAGCGCACTCCCTGGTCCCGTTCGCCCATTCTCCAGTATCGGAAGATAGCTGGAGAACAGGAGATTGGGACCGACATGGAAGAATCGATCCAGCTGCAGCCGCGTCCGTTGAAAGACGTCGTCAAGCAATTGGTTCCCCCATGTCCACTTCCAGGCCTTCGAGCTTGCGTTAGCTTGCAAGAAGGTCAAAGCAGCACGATCGGTAGCGCAGGAAACACGACCACTCTTAGGCAAGAACTTCTTTAGAAGTGACTTGCTGAGGGCGTGCGCTGCGTACTTCTTGTACTCTGGAAAAGGGCCATCTTTAACAATGGCAAGGTCGCGGTCGATTAACAAAGAAAGAGCTAGGTGATCTCTCACATTAGCCCCCTTTGTCCCAAACGTTCTACTGCGTCAGAATTGGACAGATGTCCGTAACCAGGTTTAGCCCAGTTGCATTCTGAATCAAGTAGGTCACCACGATGACAACCGAAGCGATTGAAGTCGCTAGGAGAGTCTTCTGTTTCCGAGGAGTCATAGGTTCTTAGGCCTAAATCTCGCCGGTGAGGGCAGTCGTTCCGATCTCGGAAGACATGTCCACCAGAGCTCCGATGTGCGCCGAAATCATGGCCTTCAGATTCGAAGGGTCCGCGAGATCGGAGCCTGCCGGGATCGAAATTGACGTCTTCATAGACGCTAACACCGATGCCTGGCCGGAGAGCGGAGTCACACCCTTGCGGGTATTGACAACGTACGTGTTGACAGGAACGTTCGGGAGCACCCCATTGGCATTGACTGCCGGGAGGGCTCGAATGTTCGCCGGCCGAGAAGCCAGCAGAGAGAAAGGCCGACTGGCCGAGTGAACATCCACTGCAGCGGGCTGAGTCCCGCCTTTTGCCGTAACAACAGACACCTTCGCATTCGAAGGCGCCGAAGAGCTGGCAACCGTAGTGTACGTCGGGCTCGTAAAGCCGCCTGATTGTGCAGTACCGGTAATAGTACTGGGCACTGTAAGAGACATGAGACAGTTCCTTCATGTGCGCGATCACTCGTTCACAACGGGATACTTGTCCTCAAAATCCGCAATAGCTTTACGATCCTCAAGATCTTTCCAGATCGCGAGATTCATATAGCCGTCGAAGAACTTGTAAAGTGATGGGAATTCCATACCCCGACTTACGTCGGTGTCGGTCTTCTTCACCTTATCAACAATTCTAAGACACGCAAGAGTGAGGTCCTCTACTAGCGCGGCGGAGGTCGACATGAAGAGCCAGTCACATTCGCGTTTAATGAGAGTCCAGCCCGCTATATCGCGGACTGGATCACATTCACGCTCCTGGACTACCTCTTCGATTTCTAACCATGCCTCGCACTGATACTTTTGAAGTTCAGTCAAATAGTAGATAGTAACACGAATAGAGGAGGAATCGCTTACCTGCAAAGTCACTGACTTAGTCATATATGGCTCCAAGTTATAATGGGTTTTGATCAGTACGCAAGGCGAAGACGACGAGAAATCGCTAGTGCGGCTATATTCAAGACCTGTTTCGGTTTCGGTAGGTGAAACGTAATATCAGGAACAGGAATGTTCACCTGCGGAAAGCGATCTACGCGCTTGGCCTCGCACACAAGTTGCGAAGGGACGTCTATGTCGATAGTGCAGAAGGCTGCGTCCGAGGGTACAATACCCTTCATTCCTTGGCCGACCATTGTAATGGTACGGCGCTGGGTGATGGTTGTACAGGACCAGTTCAACTTCACAGTCGCATAAGATATTGCATTAATCACTTGACCAATGTTGGAGAAGTAATCCTGCAAAAATGACCACGGAAGCACTTCCCACAGGGTGGGAAGAAACTCGCGCGTGCTAATACCAAAATCAAGTAAAGCACACGGAGCAGCGCTCTCCGTTCTCCTAACACTACCAACATGCTTTATGAGGTAGTCTGTCGTTATCCGGACAGTGGAGTCTAGTCTGCCGATTCCGTAGGACTCGGACCCAGAGCTTTCATACTCTTGGGCCCAATGTCCTCCTTTGGCGGAGACGTACTTCATCTGAGGCCGGGGCTCACTCAAAACTTCGTAGGCATCTTCGATGTCAGAAGCAAGAGGAAGCCACCCGAATTGCAATTCGAGCCAACTGTTTGAGAGTGTCTTCAATTTGCCACGCTTGGTTCTACTTCTCACCCACCTCTTTCGGAGGAGGTCCTGAAAAGGAGGGATCATCGTTAGCATTTTTGAAGCGCGATCATACATCATGGATGTGGCCTCGCGTGATTCTGCTGCAAATATCGAGCCCTTAAAGCCCGACATGGCATCACTCACCTTGGCATACCACTTTCCAGCCGCCTTCGAGACGGCTTCACCTTGAGGAACTCCTGAAGCTGAATTGGTAAAGTCGGGCAAGCCACCAAGGGCACCCCTAGCGACAAACATACGTTTGCCGTTGGGATGTCCAGATGGAAAAACATTCGCCTTGATTTGAAAATCACCAGGCGTTTGCTCAATCGTCTTACTGGTTGCAGTCATATGCGTCCCGGCGTTTTCGCCGCGAGCAATACAAATGCGCCATAAGGGATTCTTGTAGCCGTCCAGACGGTTGTTCCAGCGGACATTCTGATACACTGGCGGCGGGAGAGGGAGCTCGAAAGCATCCGGTCCCGACGCAGCGTCGTACGAAATGTCCTGAACCTGCTGCCCAGTTGGCGTGACCTTTGTATAAGGTTCAACTTCTAGTGAATGAATCACTAATTGAGGAGGTATTGGCATAAGGCTATTTGCTCAAATTGAGGACCCCGATCGTTTGGGGTCTCCACCACCATCATCCTAGGTCGCGAGTAGGGCCGGATAACGTCAATCGGCAGTGCAGGTAGGACCTTAATGAGTGTGAGAAGTATGTTATTACTAACATACCTTATACGCATTAGGATCCCCTGACGCCGAGAACGATTCGTCCGGCCTACAAGTTCCCTAGGAAACGTCGCGGTTTAACCCGCGTCGCACGAGAGTAGTCTCGGTATTCCTACCGAGGCTCTCGAGAGATGGTCGACCTAAACCTCCGGATGGAGGCATGGCCAACCACCCTGCACACTACGTGCAGTGGTGATGGAGG